GACACCAAGACCTGCTATGAGCAATACGAAAGAATGGCCACCGAGTTGTGGTTTGCTCTGAGGCAGTGGGGCGAGTTTGGCTACTTTGTGATTTCTCCTACGGTGGACATGACCAAGCTCGGCCAGCAACTCACCCAACGGCTGATGCGGACCGGCGGACAGAAACTAAAAGTGGAATCGAAGAAGGATTACGAGTCCCGAGGCTTCACTTCACCCAACGAGGCGGACGCTTTAACACTTTTTGTTCACGCAGCAAGAAAGGGAAGTGCGGTAACTATCAGTATGAAGGGCGAATCCGAAGTTCCCTCGGGCGGATGGGAAGACGACTGGCCCGGCGCAGGCATGCAGAACGGCGTGAAGATCGACGAATCGAACCGAACGGACTTTTTGAATGACCGGGAGGAGATGCCCTCTCCCGGAGGCGGCGGAACAGGGCTGGACCTTGACATTTTATGAGACAGATCAACCGAAATTTGTTTCCCCGAGACGGATTTTACTTCAAAGAGTCGGACGGCATCACGATCCGAGGTGATACGTGGCCCGGCGTGATAAAGCGGGTGGAGAACTATCGCAAGAGGAACAATTTTCCCATCGGAAACGTGGAGCAGGAAGTGATTTCGCAGGCCTGCGCCCGGAATCCCGGCTACTGCACCGAGGAAAACGCCGCCTACACCGCCGAAGTCCAGCGAGCTTCCCTAAAGAGCAGACTTTTGATCTGGATGGCGCGCCGACAGCAGACGATGCAGAGCCATCCGCCCAAATTTGTGACCGATGGCGACTTCAGGGCGCGCGCGGCCATCTGCGCCGGGTGTCCGAAGAACCAATCTCTGCCTGAAGGCTGCGCTTCGTGCAAAGCGGCGGTGAATGAGTCGCGAAAAAACATCATCGGCGGGCGAACTCAGGATGCGCGTTTAAACGCCTGCGCTGTTTTGGCTGTGGACCTGAATTCCTCTGTGTGGTTGGACGAGGATCGAGTCGATGACGGGGAATTGCCCGGCCACTGCTGGAGAAAGGTCGGGGTATGAACCAGTTTTTCGGCATAATCGCGGCGTGGGCGCGGATTCAGTGGGCCAAGTTTCGGGGATACCGGATTTTGACCACCATGAAGGAATCCACCATCCGTTACGACCACTGTTTGAAGTGCCCGGCCTTCGATGGATTCCAGTGCGGGGACTGCGGGTGCCTCGCAATGGCCAAGGTCATGATTACCACCGAGGAATGCCCTCGAAAAAAGTGGCACCGGGTGTGGGAAAAGCGGTAACTGTTAGTTGAAACTAGATGCCGAAAGACTCAACTTTTGTAGCGAGCGACACCTCGAACTCTGGCTACCCTAACTCCTACCTCGGGAGTGTTATCCAGTCCCCGAAGATCGACTCGAAGGGAAAACCGACCCAAAGGTCCATAAAAGACGCCGGGATGGCCCGGGACGTCGTGAAGACGGTGATTATGGCCGGACGCAACCGGTCCATCGTCAACTCCCGCATTCTCGCGAAGTATAATGCCGAGAGGCCCTACGACTCGAACAAACTGGAGTCCGAGGGGCTCGGCTGGAGGTCGAACTTTACGACCAAACCGCTGCCCTCGATGATCGAGAAGGTCGCGCCGCGCTTCACGCAGGCGGTGAACGGCCTGAAGTATCTCACCAACTCGGCACTTTCGTCCAAATGGACCAACGCCACCGAGAAGACCGAGAAATTCCGCGAAGTCATCACCAAGGTGATCCGGGGGCACAAGGGCTGGCGAACGTTGCTTGACGATATCTCGTTCGATAACGCGATTTTCGGCCACACCATCGTCGCATGGCTCGATGAGTTCAGTTGGTTCCCCCGCCATTTCAAACAGGACGAGTCTTTCGTTGCGGACGGCACCAAATCCGATCCCCGGTGGGCGCAGATCGCAGTTCTGAAGGAAGTTTTTTTGCCGCACGAGCTTTTCAAGCAGATCGAGGACAAGGATGCCGCCGAGACCGCCGGTTTCAACATCGAGAACACCATCGAGGCGATTAACAGGGCTTCCCCGATCCAAATCCGTGACCGTTTAAACATCGGCGGCACTTTGGAGACGTGGTATCAGAACGCAATCCGAGAATTGACCATCGGCGCGAGTTACATGGCCGGTTCGAGCGTGGTTGTGGTCTATACGCTTCTCGCGCGCGAAGTCACGGGCAAAGTTTCGCACTATCGGCTCGCGGGTCCGGAAATGTCGGAGATTTTCAGTCGCGATGACCGATTTCCATCGATGGAGGACGCCGTCTCGTTCTTTTCTTTTCAAAAAGGCAACGGAACGCTCCACGGCAGCAAGGGAGTGGGCCGGGATATCTACGAAATGGCCGGGATGGTGGATCGCATCCGAAATGAGGTAGTGGACCGGCTGGTGATGGCTGGCAAGACCATGTTTCAGGGCGATATCAAGCGCATTCACACTTTTAAAATGTCGGTCATCGGTTCCACGGTGATTGTTCCGAATGGCTGGGTTCCCTTGGAGCAAAAGCTGGATGGAAACGTGGAGCCCTTCCTGAAACTCGATTCTTACTTCGCGCAGTTGGTGGATCAACTCGTCGGCGCTGTTTCGCCCCCCACTCAGGAGGGTGAGGCGTTTCGTTCTCCTGCGGCGTGGAATCTTCTCGCGCAAAGGCAGGAGGAAGGCCGGGACGTTCGCGTGGGCCGGTTCCTCGAACAGTTCACCGACTGCGTGGGAACAATGCAGCGGAGAATTTGCGATCCGGACACTGTCGATGAAGACGCCAAGGCGGCGCAGGAAGTTTTGCTCGATATCATGTCGAAAGAGGAACTGGACGAGCTTGCAAACACTCCCGTGGCCGGAACGATCAAGGACCTGACGCCGGTTGAGCGCCAAGCCATCGCAATGATTTCTGCCTCGAAGAAAGGCAACCCTCTTTACAAACAGCGCCAGCTTGAGATCGAAGAACTCGCCGCCGGGCCGGGAATTGATTTCGCGAACCGAGTTTTGCTTCCGGAAGAGGACCCCACTGAGCAGGCGGAGCAGCAACGGTTGCAGCAGCTTGAAGTGGTGTTGCTCAGTGGAGGCCAGCCGGTCCCAGTGAGCCCGCGAGACAATCACCTGATCCACCTGAAGGTCCTGATGCCCGTCGCGCAGCAGATGGCGCAGCATATTTTGGAAGGCAAATTCAGCAGCGACACGATGGAAGCTTTCGGCGCTCATATCAACGAACATTTCAACCGGGCTCTTCAGCAGGGCGTGAAGCCGGAGCAGTTGCAGGAAGTCGCCGACTTCGTGAAGAAGCTTGGCCCCGCTCTGAATCAATTGAAAGCCGTTGAGGCCCAAGCGCAACAGGTTTCCCAAGCGTCCGCGCAACTCGAACAGGATCACATGGCCAGCGTCCCCACACTCCAGCCACCCCAATAACCTTTTCATCCCCTATGGAAATTACCCCCGATCAACTTTTGTGGACCTCTGATGACGAGGCGAACTGGAATTCTTTTCTGAGTTCGAACACCGGAAAGCGACTGCTTCCCAAGCTGGCCGAAAATGCGCCGTTGCTGTTGGACGGCACCGAAGTCAATAAGACCCTCGTCCGGAACGGCGAGCTTCGAGGTTTTCAGGCGGCTGTCCAAGCTCTTTTGGTTTTGTCTCATGCTCAACCACTCGCGCAGACCGGCGCGGAACAATCGAACTACCCTGCTCTGGAGGACGACTCCAAATGGGCGGACGGTCAAAAACTGACCCCTGAAATCAAAGGTTAATTATGGCTGAAACATCACTCACCCCGCCCGTCGCTCCTGCGGCTGGTTTTCCCGATGCGGGAAAGCATAACGCCGACGTCGCCAGCAAGCTGCTGAAGCAGGACTTGATTAACACGCCGCCGGAAGTGCAACCGGCCTCCGATGCGCTCGATGCGCTCGCGGAGCAGTTCAATAAGGAAAAGGAGGCCAAGGAATCCGGCGCACCTCCTGCGGTAGAGCCGCCCAAGGAAGGGATGACCGAGGCCGAGAAGGCTGAAGCCGAAGCAAAAGCGAAAGCTGATGCGGACGCAGCGGCGAAGAAAGAAACCGAGAAAGAGGAATGGCGCGAGCAGGCCGAGAAGATTTTCAAAGACTCTCCGACGCTTCCCGCCGGAGCCGCGCCGAAGTCCTCGGAGGCTTTTGCCGCCATCAAGGAAAAGGCCGTTCAGGAAATTTCCGCCCGCGAAACGGAACTGGAAAAGCTCCGCACCGAGATCGCCAAGCTTGGCGAACAACTCAAGAACCCGGTCCCGCCGGAACTCACGAAAGAGTTGGAGGATCACCGCGCATGGCGCGCGAAGCTCGATGTGGAATCGGACCCGAAGTTCAAGGAGTTCGACAAGACCATCAGTGCCTCCCGCGAGTTCATTTACGCGCAGCTTCAGAAGCATCCGGTGATTACTCCCGAGGTAATCGCCGAGATCAAAAAGCACGGTGGCCCGGACCACGTCGTGATGCAGAAGCTTTTCGATGCAATCAAGGACCCCACGACCCAGCGGCTTATCGAATCCAAAATCGCGGATATCGAGATGCAGAAATACAGCAAGGAGCAGGTCATCAAGGCCACCAAGGACAACGTCCAGCAATACATGGCGGACCGTGAAAAGCAGGCGAAAGAAAACGTGGGCCAGCACAACACGATCACGAAGCAGTTTCTCGATCCGATGCTGAAGGAACTGAAGTGGTTCGCGAAAAAGGAACTCGATGCGAAAGCGGACGAGCCCACTCGCAAGAGCGCCGAGGAGCACAACAAGTTCGTTGACGAAACGAACCAGCAACTCACCGCCGCTTATCAGGACGACTCCCCGCAGATGCGGGCGATTTTGCTCGTCGGCATGGCACAGCTTTTCAATCTGCAAAAGGTCCATGCGAATACCCAGACCGAGTTAGCTGCTGCCAAAAAAGCTCTGGAGGAAGTGACTGCCAAGTGGGAGAAGGTGAAGGGCGCGAGCACTTCCCGGCTCCGCGAGTCAGCGGCTCCCAGCACCGGGACGCCGAAGATCAAACCGGCGGAGACGATCAACACCCGCCCGGCTGATGCTCTTGATGCTCTCGCCAAACAGGTCATGGAAGAAAGGCAAGCTAAAGGCGTGTGAACCTTTTCCATGCCCCATCTGATAAGGGAGAGGGGCTCACACCGGTAGCGGTCCCCCCTCCCGCAACCATCATCACCTACGCAAAAAAGGTGCTGATAGTTTTGCCTTGGCAGAAGCACGTATCGCCGATCACTTCGTTCTGCGTCTCGCAGTTGATTGACCGGCGCAGGACGTCCACCATGATGAACTTCGGGGACGCCTTCGTGGCGCACTCCCGGAACACTTGCGCGGACATTTTCCTGAAGTCCCCGTGCGACTGGATGCTCACCATCGATGACGATATGGTGGTGCCCTTCGGCAACGCGACGTGGTTCAACGCGCACACCGGTTTTAATCTCCCCGAACCCTTTGCAAGTTTCAACGCTCTGGACCGTCTAATGTCCCATGGGAAAACACTTATTGGCGCTCTTTATTTTGGTCGTCACCCTACCGGCCCTCCGGTCTATAATGAGGGTGCCGCGAACCCCACCGAAGCCGCCTACGCCCGAAAAGCGCCGATAGATTTGGCGAAGCCGACCAAGTGGGTGGGCACCGGCTGCATGCTCATTCATCGAAAAGTTTTCGAGGACATTGAAGTCCGTTTCCCACGTATCGCGCGCGGACCGGCGAAGACCGGCGGGCACTGGTTCACGTCCACCGAAGTCAGCTTGGCGGATCAACTGGACCAGATAAAGACCGAGATGGAGCAGGGTCCCCTGACTGCCGAGAAGGCCTACCGGACCTTGACTTTGCTGGAGAACGCCACCGCTACCGCTCGCCGGGAGAACACGCTCGGGGCCGGTGAGGACGTCTCGTTTTGCCTGCGGGCTCTCGCCGCCGGGCACCAGCCCTATATCGATATGGGTCTGGTATGCGGGCATATCGGTCACTGTGTATACGGCCCGCAGAACACTCACGATGCTCCGAAGAAAAAGGTGGAATGAGAACCCCGTCGAACAAAATCCTGATTGTGCTGCCGTTCTGGAGCGGAGACAAGCCGATAGCGATGAAGCTCGCCCGGCTACTGGCTGATCTGGAGCCCACGCACTCGGAGGACGCCGATATTCTTTTCGTGTCCCGGTTCGACTGCACCCACGATGACACCACGATGCAGGCGGTGTCCCGGAAATTTAATGTGTTTAAACACACATCTCAGCGGCGCGGCACCGGCTGGCCCATGGGCTGTAATTCGATCTTTTTTGGCTCCTTGGAGTGGGTCTACAGAAAGATGGAAGCGAAGCAGATTCCGCAGTATCAGGCGGTGCTCTTTCTCGGCGCGGACGGCGGTCCACTGAAGACCGGATGGATACAGCACTTTGTTTCTTCATGGCGGGAAGCGAACAAGGACAAAAAGATTTGCATGGCCGGGGCTTTAATAGACCCGCAGGGGGACCACCCACACATCAACGGCGATTGTGCCCTGTTATCCGGCGACTTGAGTTTTCTGAAGTGGCTGACGCTCGGAGTGGGCGACGTCTCAACAGTGGCCGGATGGGATTGGGTTTTATCGAGCGACTTTTCACAAAGGGGATGGGCGGATTTTCCGTTCGTTCGGAGCTTGTGGAATAAACGAACTCCTTTCTCTGAAGAGGATTGGGACGCAGAGAAGGCACTCGGCACGGTTTGGTTCCACGGTCAAAAGGGTTTTTCACTTATCGACATGAGCAGAAAGAAATTGCTATGAGCAAATTCCAAGGAGAGCCGATATCAATGGAGGAGGCATACGAGGGCTTGGGTCACCCCAGCACTTGGGACGCCGAAGCCCTAAAACTTCAAAACGATTTTCACCGAAAGCCCCGTGTTGTGGTTTGTGGTGCTGGCGGCTTTGTGGGTGGCCAGATGGTAAAATATCTGGTGAAAAAAGGTTTTGAAGTGCGGGCGGTGTCTTCCCGCCCAATCGATCAATGGCTTTATGTGGACCGGGATGCCGCGCACAGTTATTCTGCGGACCTGAGAGACCCCTCGGCCTGTTGTGACGCTGTCTCCGGGGCGAATTGGGTTTACAACTTCGCCGCCAAGGTCGGCGGCATCGGCTACATCGGGGATCACAAACTCGATTGCCTGCTCAGTTCTTTGATAAACACGAACCTGCTTCGCGCCGTGGACACGATAAAGGTGGCCGGATATTTCTTCGCCTCCTCCGCTTGTATCTACGGCTCCTCGGACTTACCGATTTCGGAGACCGACACCTTGGTCCCCTCCTCCGGCTACGGTGAGGAAAAGATTTTCAGCGAGCGCATGTGCCGGGCTTTTCACGAGGAGCGTAATACTCCGGTTCGCATCGCCCGCTTTACCGGAATTTATGGACCCGGCGATTCGATTAAGGGCCGAGAAAACAAAGACCACGCACCCTCGGCCCTCGCGCGCAAGGTCGTGAGCGCAAAGTTGTCCGGCATTCACGAGATCGCGATTTGGGGTGACGGCAAACAGGTTCGGAATTTTCTTTACGTGGATGATGCAGTGGAGGCGGCTTTCCGCATCATGCACTCGAACTGCGCTACGCCGATAAACGTGGGCACCACTGAGAACATAAATCTCAACGGCGTGGTGGATCACCTCGAAGAAATCTCGGGGACTAATCTGGCCCGGTTTTACGACCTGAAGGCAGCGGAGGGGGTTCGCAGCCGAATCTACTCTCTCAAAAAACTTACGGAGGTTACCAAGTGGATTCCGCAGACTTCTCTGCGGGACGGTCTCCGCGCAACCTACAATGACATTTGGAATCAAGCAATATGCAACTCAGACCTCGTAAAATCATGAACCCGGACACACTCGTCGCAATCTGCTGCTACGGCGGAGACGCGCATCAGGTAATCAAAGCGTTGCCCCAATATCTCCATCACGAGTGTCCCACGCTCGTGTATTCGCCCGAGGATGCCCCGGCGGACATGCGGCACCCCAAGGTAGGCTCGCGACTGATTGGAAAGGTCGGTTACATCGGTCAGGTCTCGCTGGACCGGCAACTGTTGCACCTCCATGCGCTGCTGCAACACCCGGCGGAGTATTACCTTTTCCACGATTCCGATTCGCTGTGTTTGTCGCCGAAGATTCCGCAATACCTTTACGACGAGCCGGACGTTTTGTGGTCGAACGTGGTGAATGACGATTACCGCGCCCGCCCTTGCCACACCGACATGCCGGAGTTGGCGTTCCAGCCTCCGTATTTCTTTTCTCGCCGGGTCCTTCTGAAGATGATCGAGGCGGGTCCCGGAATCCGGTTGCAGGAAGCCCGGCCTTTTATCGATCACTACATGGTCCAACTGGCTGTGAAGGCGAAGATCAACTACAAAGGATTTCCGAATGGCCGGAGCTTCCCGGCGTGGAACTCGCCCGGCCATCCCGGCGCGGACTTCATGGTCAGAGCGGTCCAGAACGACGGCGTGGTCATGGTGCATGCGGTGAAGCACATTGAGGTCGTCCAGCGACTCATGGCGGCGCGCAAAGAGTATCTCAGGACGAACCCCTCCGCCCGCGAAAAGAATTAAACATTTGCCCTCCCTCGGGTAACTGTTTTCGTAGAAGCTTAAAAAAGTCCCGCCCCGCTTCTGGCAGGAAGGCCTATTGCTGTTGGCCACAGCGGATTAGCGGCTCGCACGAGTCGCCCGAACGAAACCCGGAACGGTTTCTCCGTTAGTAGTAACACAACAGTATTATGGCAACTTTTTTCTGCGATGATCCGAGTGCGATTTCCGATATCGCCTCAAAGGATACAAACCGAATCGTCGGCACTATCGCGAAGGCCCTTGCAGCCAACTCCGTTTACATGAACGTGATTGGTGGCGGGGTGTTCCCTTCCGGCGTGTCTGACGCAATCCGATCAGTGGTCCAGATGCAGGCGGCTCCCGGCGACTCGCTGGCGATCCCCACTTTCGTCTGCGATACCGAAATCTGCGGACAGACCGGCATCCAAGACCTGACCGACACGGTGGAGTTCACGCTCCGGCTGGAAAGCTTTCGTGGTCGGGGTCCCAACATCTGCGTCAAGAAAGGCTACGCGGCCTTCAAAGGCAGTTACGTCATGGCGGAAGACTCCATGAAGAAACTGGTCACGCAGTATATCAACTCCGACATTCGCGCGCAGCTTTACCTGCGTTCGGCTTCGAAGTTCACCGCGAACGCCAACTACGACTTCGACTCGCTGTTTACCGGCGGTCTCGAAACCGATCTTGGTGTCAAGTTCGCACCGCTTTTGCCCACGGGTCCGATGACCTTCAAGGCACTGCACTTCATCGCCCGGTATCTCCGGGAAGTCCTGTTCGGCGAATGGTATTCGCAGGATCAGGGCATGCCGCACTTCCGCTTCATCGGCGGCGCGGATCAGGTGGAGTATTTCCGCTCTGAGGTCGGTGTTCAGAACGTGATGGTCGCCCTCACCACGGGTGGCTACAAGCTCGGCGAAACCTCGCTGACCGCTTACTCGTTCGAGCAGTCCCCGGCCTATCGCGGCATCGCCTTCGGTGTCGATCAACGCCCGCTGCGGGCAACCGGTTTCAACGCCGATGGGACGCTCCATCTGGTGGACCCGGTCACCATCGTGAGCAACCCGGCGCGCAACACCGCCTTCGCCAAGCCGAACCCGGCGTGGCTGAATGCGGATTACGAAGTCGGCGTCCTCATTGCTGATGGTTCCTTCGAGCGGCTCGTTCCCGAGAAGTATGTCGGGGAAGGCAGCTTCAAGTTCGCCCCGCAACTGCACATGGGCGAACTCGAATGGCATTACATTGTGGACAACCAATGTAATCAGTGGGGAGATTTCGGCTGGCACAAGTATCAGATTACTCGCGCCTACCGGCCTCTGCGCCCGCAGCACATCATCCCGATCCTTTACAAACGCTGCCGCGCTGACCTCGGTCTCGTGGCCTGCGCCGACGCAAGCTCTTCGAGCTTCAGCGGCTCGGACAGCTTCACCACTGTCGGAGTCTGCGGTGATGACGAACACCCCGTCATCCACTAATTCACGGTAGGGGGAAGTGAACTTGGGGGTGGGAGCAATCCCACCCCCTTTGACCAGAAAGTAGTATGTTCTCGCTGATCGAAAGCCGCCCGCATCTCGGGCTCCTGTTATCAACCGCTGCGCCCGTATCAGCGATCCTCACGTTTTTGCAAATCATCACTCCGCTCCTCGGCGCTGCCGGTGCCATTTTCGGCGCAGCCGCAGGTTTTCTAACCTTACTTATCAAGTGGCGAGAATACAAAGAAAAATCAAAGAAATGAACACCGCCAAAAAGATCGCCAAAACTGTCGCCAAGCTATTTCTATTGTCCGTCGTATTAACGGGTTGCGCGTATTTTCCGCTGCGTCCCGGAATCGGCAAAATCGGCAACGGACAGGCCTATGTCCGCCAGTCCCAGAACCCGAAAGAGCAGTCCACTCAGAAATATGAGAGGATCACCGAGACACTTCCGCCCGGCAGCACCAATGCGGTGACGCGGACGGTGGAGCGCGGTGAGACGGTCATCGGGGCTTCCCAGAAAGACACAGCGCGCGAAATCAGCGCCCGGCTGTCTTCGCTGAGCGGAGTCGTCTGGATTGGCGTCCTCGTGTTCCTTTTCGGAGCCGCGAGCTTGGTTTATCCGCCTTTGAAACTTTTGGTCGGGAGCGTCACTACCAGTGCGGTTCTTGCCGCCGCTGGGCTTGCTTTGATTTTCCTGCCGTCACTTCTGGTCGGTCACGAGCTTATATTGCTCGCCATCGCTGCCGGGGGAGCCGGAGTTTATTGGTTTGCGCACCGACATGGGTCTGTGACGGGCCAACTCGCCGCGCTGAAGCTTGATCCCTCCCGCGAAGAGAAGAAACCATAACCTATGTCTCAGGACGGAAAATGTTCAGACTGCGGAGGCCAGCACCACGGGAATCCAAACCCGCTCGACTGCAACTCGCACATCGGGTGTGATAACCCGTGCCGCCGGGGTCCTAAAAACACCCCGCAGTGCGAATCGCTGCCGAGTCAGATCGAGAACTTCACCACTCAGTTTTTCGGCACTGTCGTAAAGACCGAGGTGGATGGAAAAGTTGTCTGGTCTTTGCCGTGCAGCTTGGACGTCGGTCTGCCGAACAATCCTCGATCCATCGACGAGGGTCTCGCCTGCTATTTTCTCCGGCTGTTTCACGATGGCATTGTGGGGCTCACCGGCCCGCAGGGAGCGCCGGGCGCGAACGGGACGAACGGGAACAACGCATTCACGGTCTCGCTGAAGAGCTTCACGCAGCCCTCGATTGCTTCTCCCATAGTTCAGGTCACCACTCAGTTTAACCCGGCCATCATCGCCGGGATTTACGTCAACATCGCCTCGTCCGGCTGGTATCTGGTCAACGAGACGGACGGCAACGGAACTTTGCTGCTCACCTTGGTTCGCTCAGCGGAGGGTGCCCATGGCACCATCACCGCAGGTAAGCTCGTTGTGCCCTCCGGGTTCCCCGGCGCAAGCATCACCGGCCCGGCGGGTCCTCAAGGATCGCCCGGACCGCAGGGGGTCCCGGGACAGTCATTCACCGCCACAAACGGATTTTTCTTCACCTCGGTGGGAACAGACTTTCTGTTGCCTATCGTTCTGACGCAGGTCACCTTCATCAATGCGGTGCCGCAGGTCTTGTTGCCTGCCGCCGGTTTGTATCTGATTACGGTGGTTGCCGGTATTGAAGGCCAAGCTGGCGTAGCAACCTCTGATGTGGCAACGCTGAAGCTTTCCAACACCACGCTGGCCTCGATCATACCCGGCAGCACCTCCGAGGTGTCCGGCCTGATATCGGGTCAAGTGGCGCAGTCGGTGATTAACGTCCGGGTCCAGACAGACTCGGCCAATCAAGTCATCGCACTTTTCGGAAGCTGCACGAGTGCTTCGAAGATTTCAGTCAGAGCACTGAATACCACGATCACTTATGTTCGGCTTGCGTAACAGTTGCAAGGGTTCGGTGCCCATAATCCGGAACCTTCACAAACTTTTTTCCCACAAGTGTAAGGCCCCGCGTGGTGGCGACAAAACGGTGGGTCCGCCTAAATACGTCTTGACGGTGAAGAACCCGCCGAACGGGCAGGAATTCCTTCCGGGAAGCTGATTTCCGGTAACTATTAAATGACATGAAAAAGAACCTCGACCTTATTTTGCCCCCCTATGGAGGTAGCCCCGCAAGCCCCGGTGACCGTATGCCGGATTACCCCACTCTGCACCTCGAAGGCAAGGAAGGCGAGCTTGAGTTTCCGGACGAAGGCGTGGCCACCTTCCGGTATTGCGTGAAGTCGGAAACGACCACCACGAACCCGGACGGCAGCAAGCGTTGCGTCTACGTTCTTGAAATCAAGAGCCTGTCCGGCGTGAAGAAAACGGCGGACGAGAGGCCCTCGAAGCGGGACACCAGCACCGAGGAAAATCTGGACCGGCTGATGAAAGAAAAACAGGACGAGGGCTACTAATGTTCCGCGTGGACGATATTTACGATGAAGCGAAGAAAATCATCGGCGTCTGTGATGACACGAAACTTTTTCGCTGGCTGGGTGACGCAGTCACTCTGATTTCCAACAAGGCCGACTTGGAAGGTTGGAAGGGCTACCTCGACATTTGCACCATGGGCTGCTCTTGCGAGCAGGGCTCTACGTGCAACAATCCGGCGGGATGCGGGCGGCGATGCCTCGCGCTGCCGCGCGAAGTCGAGATGGTCATCGGCGTGAACATTGGCGGTCAGCCGGTGCTCGGGCGAGACCAGCTTTTTTCTTTCCACCTGAACGGTCCCGGCGACTGTCGAACAATTTGCGAATGGGCTTGGAGCGATCAGGGAAATTTTCATTGCACCTACAAGGACCTGATTCACCCGGCGAAGCTGGTGGCATATCTCCAGAACCCGGCGGACACCGGAAAGCAACTCACAGTTTATGGCTACGACTCTGACGGAAACGTCCTGCGCAAACAGGAAAACGGTGTGTGGAAAAACGGCATCGACATTCCTACTGTGTATGGCGTTGCAGTGCCCGAGGCTTCCGCGCCCGAGATCGCTCGCATCACGGGTCTGTATAAGGACCCCACCGTGGGCAGTGTCCGGCTATCTACCATTGACGATTCTGGCGCGACGGGGCAGCTACTCTCCATTATGGAGCCGGACGAGACTCTGCCCCAGTATCGACGAATCAGCCTGAACCGAAGCTGTAACTGGGTCCGCATCGCTTTTCGAAAAAACGATCCTACGTTCAAGTTCCGCTCCGACCACATACCGCTGAAGAGCCGGGTCGGATTTCTGCTCGCTGTTCAGGCGCGCAAACAATACAACGACCTTCAGATTGCGGACGCCCACTCTTTCGAAGCGGATGCCGCGCGTCTGGAAATTGAAGCACAGCAGATGCGAGAACCCCCGCTGTATCATCCGGTGCAGGTCATCGATCAATCGCTGCCTCGTGACAAATACGATTACGATATCCGCTAATGGCCGAACGCCTCATAGATTACGACGGAACATTCTTCCGGGGAGCGAAGTCCGATTCGGACCCCGGCCAGCTACCGCTCGGCTATTACTGGTCCGGGGTTAACGTCATCAACCTCGGCGGCGCGATTTCCTGCCGCCCCGGCTACCGCTGCCTAATTACTTTTCCGCAAGGCAACCTTCAGGGCTGCGCGATATTCCGCCCGCAGATTGGTGTGGAGCAACTCATGGCGGCTATCGATGGCGTGATCTATGTCGCCGAGTGGCCCTTTTTGGACTTTCGCATTCTGCCTAACATCCAGTTCTCGCCCTATGCGAAACAGATTTTTTGGCAACTCACGGTCCAGTCAGCTAACCGTTTAAACAACACTTTTTCCTCGCCCATTGAAGTCATCATCCCGAAAACGGTGATGATGATGCAGGATGGTGGGAGCACGGCTCCTGCGTGGTATGATGGCTCCCAAGCCGACCACATACGAGGTAACGATTTCGAAACCCCGGCTGGTGGCCCGATGATGTGGGTCGGTGACCGGCTCTGGGTCGGGAAAGGAAATCAGGTCTTTGCCAGCGACATTGGAAATCCATTCAGCTTCCGCGAGCAGATTTACCTCGGCGGCACCACCTCATTTTTCTTCGAGGGCGAAGTCACAGCGATGGTGAAGACCCCCAGCATCGAGTCTCCGCAGCTAATGGTCTTCACAGACACCAACGCTTCGATTCTTGAGGCCAGCATTCGCACTCGCGATTTGTGGCCGACCACCGAGGGCTTCCAAAAAGAGGTGCTTCAGATTGGTTGTCCGTCTCAGCGCGGCGTGGTTTCCCACTATGGCAGGGTTGTCTGGATGGCCGCGCAGGGCATGATCTTTTTCGATCCGGCAACGAGCGGCAAGATCACCACTCGTATGCCGATTCGCGACAACGAGATGCTCATAAGCAAGGTCACTCTTAACGAGGACTTGAGCCTCACGGCAATCGGCGCTTTCGGCCAGTATCTTTGTGTGAGCCTCCCAGCAGAGGACCTTTTTAATAAGCACACTTGGGTCCTGAATCACGCAAGCTTGGCGACTCTCAGCGACGACTCTGGCCCATCGTGGGCCGGTTACTGGCTCGGAACCCGGCCCGTGGAGTGGGTCTTC